GAATATTGATGATTTCTTGCTCCGACCCATCGGAGAGGCGTTCTTCGCATTCAATCAGCAGTTTAATTTCGACGCCGAGCTTAATTATGAGCTTGATGTCCGGGCTCGTGGTACTGATAGCCTTATGCAGAATGAAGTTCGTAGTCAGAGATTGATGACTTTCCTGCAAACTGTCTCAAATCCAATGACTGCACCCTATGCTAAGATGCCCTATCTTGTTCGAGAGATTGCAAAGTCTCTTGATCTGGATGAAGACAAATGTACTAATAATCAAGATGAGGCTATGCTTCAAGCATACACCATGCAGGCTGCTGGTATGATGACTCCCCCAGGTGGTACGGGCGGTGGCACAGGAACTCCGCCAGCAGGCCCTCCAGGCGCGTCTCCCGCGCCTCCAGGGGCTAATGTAAACGACACTGCTGGATCAGGTGGCGGACAGACTAATCCTGGTAATGCCCCTCAACCTGGAATGCCAGGATTTTCGGCTAATACAGGAGCAGGCTAGTGATGTTGTTACAGCTTAATAAAGAAACCGCACGGATTTTAAGTCCTGTTGTAAATAATCCCGAAGTTAGAAGTGCCATTGCTGACTATGCAATGTATAAAATCAAAGAATTGAATGAGTGCTTTCATAGAGTAGACGCAACAGATGTGGCCGGAATGGCTAAATTGCAGGGGCAGTACATAGAACTAAAGGCCCTCTTAACACTTAAAGATGATGCCCACGCGGCAATGAAAGGGGAATTTTAATGTCACTATTTATGCCTCATCGGACGCCCCTAGAGAATCAGAACCGGCTCCAGCATTTTGCAGATGGCGGTCAGCCCTCTCCGTCACAAGCACCCGCACCTGATCCTAAAAATCCCCCGCCTATTGGGGCCAGTCCTCAGAATGTAGCAGACGATATCCCTGCTAAGCTCAGCGAGGGTGAATTTGTTATGCCCGCCGATGTGGTAAAATTTTATGGCGTGGCACACTTTCAGAAACTTATTACTAAGGCCAAAGAAGGTATGTTGCAGATGGCGCAGTCTGGTCTAATTAAAGGCGCAGGAAATCCCGTCCCCCATGTCCCTCGTGATGATGAAGGTAATCCGCAAGAAGGTATGGAGAAGCCTGAAGGTGCAGCCGCTGGTGGTTTCTTTGCTCCGCCGGGACATCCAGATCATGTTCCGCATGGCTATTCAAACGGCGGATATCAGAGCTATTCAGAAGGTGGTTATGCTGGTGGAGGTTTTGCCCTGCCAAAGATTGGACTGTCCGGTCCTCAGCTTGCTCTTAAACATACGACGTCTATGCCTGTCGGACTTGGCTCCCCAATTTCTGGAATGATTCCCCACAATACTGGCATTGTTCATACAGGTATTCGTGGACCCCTCAAGAACGGGACGTCTTTGACGCACGCCTCTACTGGTGGTGCCCGAATTAAACTGGCAGATGGCGGATTCATGGACACGAATTATTCAACTAACGACTATTCAGCAGGAGGTATGCCCGGAGGCATGATGACCCCGTTTGCAGCCCCCTCTGCTGCTATGACTGCTCAGCCTGATCCTATTCATCAGATGCCGAGACAGTATCCTCAGACACAAGGCTTTATGCAGCCTTATTCGTAAAGGGCAACTAGCTGAAATAGCTACCCCCAAGTAAAAGGAAAATTACTTTGTCTAAAAATGCAATCGCACGTAGCGCACGTTATCATAATCAGTACCTCTATGAAGCTGAAAAAGATTTTGACGATCCGGCAACTCGCCATGAAGTTGATCCTAGTCTAGCTGCCCCGCCTGCTGCTCCTGATGTAGTCGATCCAGATACAGGTCAGCCTGATCCCGAAAATATTACGGCGGAAGAGAGTACTTACAAGAAGCGTTACGGCGATCTTCGTCGCTACCAGCAAGAACAGATTAATGATTTTAAGCGCAAGGAAGCGGAATATAAACGCCAGCTTGCCGAAGCAACTAATGAAAATATTAAGCTCCCTAAGTCGGAAGCAGAATTAAGTGAATGGGCAGAAAAATATCCTGATGTTTACGCCCTTATGCAGACTATCGCTCGTAAGAGTGTTCTCGATGATCGGGAAGTACAGGATGCTAGATTTGCAGAAGTCGAAGCTCTTAAGCAGGAAGTTCTTCGTGAGAAGGCAGAAAATCGTATCCGTAAAGCTCATCCCGACTTTGATGAACTTCGTGATGATTCCGAGTTCCATGCTTGGGTAGACACTAAGCCTAAGTGGGTCAAGGATGCTCTTTATGTTAATGATGATGATCCCGAAGCGGTCATTGGAGTTATAGATTTCTACAAGGCTTCTAAGCCTAAGAAGCCAGAAGCTCCGGTTCGTAAGCCTGCTGATGACGCTCGTGCTGCTGCATCACTTGTAACTCGCACTCGCCAGAATGCAGAAGTTGCCCCCGATCCAACAGCAGATAATAAGATTTATGAATCTCAGATTCGTAAACTTACCGCACGGCAGTTTGAAGCTATGGAAGCTGAAATTGATAAGGCCAAGATGGAAGGCCGTCTGGTCTATGATATTACGGGCGCTGCTCGCTAAGAATTAAAGGAGAATTTGGCGTGGCTAAACTTACCAGTTCACAGAGAAAAGCATTACCTAAATCTGCATTTGCAGGCCCAGGACGAAGCTATCCAGTACCTGATAAGAGTCACGCCAAATTTGCCAAAGCAATGGCTTCTCGTGCCGTAAATAAAGGTACAATGAGTAAATCTACAGAAGCTAAAATTGATGCAAAAGCAAATAAGAAGTTAGGAAAGAAATAGCTTGACTTTTTAAATAAGTACAGTATAATTATAATAGACATAACAACGCGTGACTACCTCTAATCTTAGAGCCCCGCACCCTTAATTACTAGAGTAATCTAGTTTCTACTTTAATACACTACCTTCGTTCAAGATGCCCCTTTCTGGACAACCATCTTAAGAAGCCGTCTTAAAGCTCCCAAAAATATATAAACAAGGAGTTTTTAAAAATGGCATTTCCTTCAGCCGCTGGCTACGGGAATCTTCCCAATGGCGCATTTTCGCCGATTATCTTTTCTCAGAAGGCTCTCAAGCAGTTCCGCAAGGTTTCTGTTGTAGAAGCTATTACTAACACTGACTATGCTGGTGAAATTAATGATTATGGCGATACCGTCCATATCATCAAAGAGCCGGAAGTCCTGGTTCGTCCGTATGTTCGTGGCACTCAGCTACAGTCTCAGGACGTTCTCGACAATGATATCGTTCTGACTATTGACAAGGCTAACTATTTCCAGTTTGGAGTTGACGACATTGAAAAGCGTCAGAGCCACATCAACTGGGAAAGTCTTGCTTCGGATCGTGCGGCCTATAACCTGAAGAATACTTTCGATTCAGAAGTTCTCACGTATATGTCCACGCAGGCGCAGACTGGTAATAACCTCGGCACCACGGGCTCGCCCCAGGGTGTTAAGCTTTCTCCTTCGGGCACTGAGCTTACCCCGCTCCAGGTTATGAATCGTCTGAAGCGTTATCTAGACATCCTCAATGTTCCCACTGACGAGCGTTGGTTCGTTGCTGATCCAATCTTTTGGGAACTGATGGGCGATGAAAATAGCAAGCTGATCCCCGTCAATGTTACTGGTGACGCCGAGTCTGCTCTCCGTAACGGCATGATCACCGAAGGTCAGATTCGTGGCTTCAAGTGCTACACATCTAACAACCTTCCGATTGGCGGCACAGGTCCGACTGCCACTTCTGGCGCTAACTACGGCACCATTCTGGCGGGTCATATGTCCTCGTCCTGCACTGCATCGCAGCTTGCAATTACTGAAAGCTTCCGTTCGCAGAACAGCTTTGCTGATGTGGTTCGCGGTCTGCACCTTTATGGTCGTAAGGTTCTCCGTCCAGAGGCAGTCGTTGTCTCTTTCTGGAACCAGTCGTAACAGAATAGATAAGGAGAAAATTAAATGACGACTTTCGTAATGACCAAGGGCGGCACCACAAAGGCCCTTACCGCTGAATATGTTCGCATTCCCCGCGTTCTTGAAGCGATTATCAACTTTGCAAGTACTACCTATCCTAACAGTGGTTTCCCGAGCTTTACTCCGAATGCCACTACTCTGAGCGGCAATGCTGCTGGCGATACGGTTAATTGCCTGACTGTTCCGGCGGGCTGTATTGTTCAGCTTGCTGGCTTTGAAGTTACGGTCGCGGATACTGCCGGCAATTCTGGTACTCTCCAGGTTACTGACGGCACCAACACCTATACTTCGGCTGTTACTGTTCAGACCACTGGCATTAAGGCATTTACTGCCGCTGCCAATCGCCTCTACACTACTGCTGGCACCCTGAGCTTCGCTGTTGCGACTGGCGCTGTAAATTGCACCGCCCGCATGTTTGCGATTATCACGGATGTCAATGCCGTAGATACTGTTGTGCCCAATTAATAGTGATGAATGACCACCTTTGCATATTCACAATTTCTTGATCTAACTAATGAGGTATTAGAGGAACTTAATGAGGTTCCTCTAACCTCGGGAAATTTTGCATCTGCAATTGGTTTTCAACTTGTCGCTAAAAATGCGGTAAACAAGGCCATTAGAGATATCCAAAACCAGCAATGGGAATGGCCTTGGAATCACGTCCAAACTACCCAAGTACTAACTCCAGGTGTTCCTATCTATGCTCTGCCGAACAATTGTCGGAGTGTAGATTGGGACACCTTTTTTATTGCTCGGGATGATAATCTTACGAGCCCACAAACTGCTACTTGGGTTCCACAAGTATCCTGGGATGATTATGTTCAGAAATTAAAGCCTCTGGCGGAGCAGCAGGACAGTTCTCAATGGGCTCCACCTAAAGCTATTTATCGCACACAGAACACAGAGTTTGGTGTTTATCCGTTCCCTGATCAGGCGTACACAATTGAGTATGAGTATTGGAAAACTTACTCTGGTCTTGTTAATTACAATGATCCAAGTAGTGTTCCTAATCTATTCGATTACGTAGTCTTCAATGGTGCTATGTACTATTGCTATCGCTTCCGCGAAAATGCAATGGCTGCTGCGGATGCTAAATCAGCGTTCGAGCAGGGCATTGAAAACATGCGCAACATTTATATTATTGATTATCTCAAATTAACTGATATGCGAGCGGGACCACAATTTAATCAAGTATTCTTTTAATGCCTGGAAATTTACCTCAAACAACTCAGGATCGCTGGCAAACTGCACATATTGCATTTACTGGCGGCATCACTGATAACACAGATGACCTTACATCCGCGCAACAGAACCCCGGAGCTTTGGCCGAGGGGATTAATTATGAGGCCGGACTTAAGGGGGGCTATAGGCGCATCAGTGGCTATCAGCAGTTTGAATCTGCTGCACCTTCCGGCACCGGCCCAATCCTTGGAGTAGTTGTATTCCCCGATGTTGCTGTATTGGCTGCTAGAAGTGCTAATATTTATACTTCTCCAGGTTCGGGCGGTTGGGTCCAGATTAATACTACTGCTCCTGCTTCATTTACAGGCTCTATTAATAGTGCTTCATTCACTGGTGTAATCAATGGGGCAGACTTCACTGCTTCAATTATTTTGACTTCCTTTAATGGGCAGATTGCAGGAAACACGCTCACAGTAAATTCCCTAACTCAAGGGTTTGTTTTTGTAGGCTCCACTCTAAGTGGCACAGGTGTAACGGGCGCTCCAATAATCCTATCACAATTGACAGGAACTCCTGGAGGCGCGGGCACATATAACATTGGCGGCCCTAGTCAAACAGTGGCTGCTGTCACTATGTCTACTACGGGCTCTATTCTCGATGTTACCGCAATCACTTCTGGAACACTTGTCGCAGGACAAGTAATCAAAGGCTCTGGCATTGCGGGCGGCACGGCCATTGTTAGTCAAATTACTGGTGCTGTGGGCTCTACTGGTACATATCTTCTTAATTTAAATTCCTTTACTGTTGGCTCAGAGAGCATGACAGGAAACGGCACAACCCTTGTAACTACCAGTGTCACGGGAACAATCATAATTGGTGACACTTTAACAGGTACTAATATTCCTGTGGGCACTCGGATTGTTTCTCAGGTTTCAGGCACGACAGGTGGAGCAGGGA